CGAAAGTTGCTTGCGTGGTTAAACACATTCCATGACAAGCCGGTTGATTTGATCCGGTTCGAATTTCTTCCCGCCGATACTGCGGCGATGGCGCTGTCTACGATTCAGGCGGCATACATCGTACAAAAATACATACTCGGTGGATATCAGGCGGAATACCAATTCAAGGTTATCTACCGCATGAAACCGGGGAACAGCAATGATAAACGGCTCAAAGCTGACGAGCTGCTCAATGCTTTGGGCGATTGGGCGGCAAACGAAACACCGCCTGACATTGGCGACGGCCGGCGCGTCATTCGCATTGAGCCGACAACGCGATCCTCTCTTTTTGCCGTGTATGAAAACGGGGACGAGGATCATCAAATCCTTATGAAGATGAACTACGAGGTGATTAAAAATGGCTGATATGACCTTTAACACCACGGCGGGGCAGACCGTAGACCGCGAACTTCTGATCGCGTATCTCAACACGGGCGAAACTGGAACTCCCACGTGGTCTCCCCTCGGTACGCGCGTCACAGATTCCAGCATGGAATATGACTGGCAGGAGGATTCCTCGAAGGATATCCTTGGCACGACGCGCACGACCATGAAGAAACCCATCATCACGCAGACCTTTGACCCGTCTGATCTGGACGCTGGCGACCCTGCCATCGTCAAGGTTTGGAATCTTGCGGTCAAGGAGCAGAACGCGGCGGCGCTGGCGAATCAGGACGTGCTGATTGTTCACGCCTATGCAGGCACGGCAAAGACCGCAGTATTTGCGGAGCGTTATTCGTCCTGTATGGTCAAGCCGTCTTCTCTCGGCGGCGAAGGTGGCGGCTTTATCGGTATGCCCATCGACGTGACGTTTGGCGGCACGCGCAAGACGGGTACTGCGGCTATTTCCGGCGGCACTGTTACGTTTACAGAGGACTAAATCAAAGAGGGCTGGCGTTTGTCAGCCCTCATTTCGGAGGTAAGTATGGAACTCAGCTTTGATTCTGGCGTAAAAGAATACACCATTCGAGGTGTAAACGGTATTGTGACCGTGCATTTCAACCCTGCGGACGTAAATTTCGCAAAGAAAGCGTACCGCGTATTCAATGATTTGCGAAAAAAGCAGGAAGAGAGAGTGGCAAAGCTCGATACAACCGAGCCGGGCGACGAGCTCTTTGACATGGTGGATTCCATCGACAGGGAGATGCGCGACATCATCAACGATTTGTTCGAGCAGGATATTGCGGATACGCTTTTTGGGTCGGTAAATGCTTATTCCGCAGCAAACGGCGCTCCGGTATGGCAGAACTTTATGAATGCCATCATTGACCAGTTTGACGAAGCGACCAAGCGGGAGCAGGCACTTGCAGACGAAAAAATCCGTAAGTATACGCAGAAGTACAAAAAATGATGTACGAACTTCCGACGTCGCTGACCATCTGCGGCGTTGAGTATGCTATCCGCTCGGACTATCGCGCAGCACTGGACGTGCTTTCGGTGTTTGCTGCGGTCGATTTGGACAACGGCCAAAAGGTTCTGGCCGCACTGAATATTTTCTATCCTGATTTTTTACAAATGCCGGACGAGCATATTCCAGATGCTGTAAAGCAAATGACGTGGTTTCTCGACTGCGGCGACGACGGCGACAACAGGAAGCGCCCTAAACTAATGGATTGGGAACAAGACTTTCAATACATTGTGGCTCCCATCAACCGCGTTGTGGGACAGGAAGTGCGCGCAATGCCTTATTTTCACTGGTGGTCATTTGTATCTGCGTACTATGAAATCGGGGACTGCCTGTTTGCAAACATTGTGAGAATCCGCAGCTTGAAAGCAAAGGGGAAAACGCTTGACAAGTCGGATAGAGAATTTTACAGAGAAAACAGGCGGCTTGTTGATCTAAAAAAGCCGATGACAGAAGAAGAAAACGACACAATCAATGCGTGGTTGAGCAAAAAAACGCCCGACGCAAAATAGCATCGGGCGAGGGTGGTTACTTGTCTGCAATGAATGTAATTTCGTTTCCAGACCAAAAGTCGGGAGTGAAGCGAATTTCAATTTCTTTCCAGTCTTTGGGGACTTCGTATCCGACAATGCCGGTCATTTTCTTACCGGCAGCAATAGCTCCGTCTAACTGAGTTTTATCGGTTGCGATGGTGGCTGAAATGCTCAGATTTGTCGAGTAGTCATCAACATAGGCGTTGAACGATGCGATAGAACTAACGGCAATATCTTTATCCGACTGGTTATCAATGGAGAATTCGCAAAGAAGAAACACATTACCATCATCAGGCGTGTTGAACTGCGATCCATTGCTTTCGGTGCAGGAATCAAACTTTACACTGATCCCATTTAACTCGGCGGTTTCTCCAACGCCAAACGTTTGGCTCTCTGAGCCAGAATCATCGCCCGTGCCGTTTAATGCGGCGGCGATCAGGCAAATGCCGAAAATAGCAATGATGATCCCTAACATTGGGTGGCGCTTTTTCTGTTTTGCTCCGCATTGCGGGCACGTTGATGCTGATTTTGCAATAGACGCGCCGCATACTTTACAAGTAGTCATCTTATCCATATTCATTCCTCCTATAGCCACATTTTGTGGATGCATTGATGATACCATGCAAAAAAACAAATAGCAAGTAGGTGATAGTTTTGGCAGACGGTGAAATCGTAATTGACGCTACAATCAGCGACAAAAAACTACACTCTGACCTGAACAAAGTTAAGTCAAATATTGCATCTTTGCAGAAGGAGTTCAACAAGCTCGGAAGTCAAAAAACGCCGATGGAAGAGCAACTTCGCACCATTGGCGCGGAGCTTGACAACGCAAAAGCAATCCTTGCGGAAATGCGCAGCGCCCCCAAAGGCACATACGAAAAAACAGACGTATCCGAACAGGCAGAGCGCGTGAGGCTGCTCCAAAGTGAATTCAACAAGACCGCAAGTGAGGTTGAAAAGCTGAATAGTAAGCTCACTAACACGAGTGAAAAAATCTCAGATGCAAAGACGCAGGCAGCAGACCTTGCGCAGCAGATTGAGGGCCGCAATAAAGGCGCTGGCATCCGTGCAGCGACAGAAGCAGCATCAAAGAGCATGGACAACTTTGGAAAACGCATTAGCTCAGTCGTTCGCAGCGCTCTTGTATTTACTGCTATTACTCAGGCGCTTGCCAAAGTGCGCGAGTGGGTGAAAAGCGTTGTGATGACCAACTCGGAAGCGAGAGAATCTATTGCACAGCTGAAAGGCGCGTTGCTGACATTGGCGCAGCCGCTTGTAAGTGCTGTTGTTCCTGCATTTACAATGCTTGTGCGCGTAATCACGGCGGTCATCAATCAAATCTCCCGCCTTGTGGCGCTTATCTCCGGTAAAAGCGTCAAGGCATCTGCGAACGCTGCAAAGTCCTTAAACAAGGAGACCAAAGCCCTGAAAGGGACTGGCGGCGCTGCAAAAAAGGCAGCAAGCGACCTTGCGGCCTTCGATGAGATCAACCAGTTATCCGGTGATACCGCTGACAGTGCGGGCAGCGGTGGCGTAAGCGCAGATGATATCACCCCAGATTTTAGCTACATGGATGATATTAGTGACAGGCTCAAAAAGATTGCTGATGCGGTCTTGCTGATTGCTGCGGGCCTTGCCTTGTGGAAAGTGGCAAGTGGGCTTCCCGGCGCGCTTGGCTCTATCCTTACAAAACTCAGCGGCATCCTCATTGCCGTTGGCGGACTTATCCTCCTGTGGGATGGCTTATCGGATGCGTGGAACAACGGCGTGAACTGGAAGCATCTGCTTGAATCCCTCGCAGGCGTTGTTGCCCTTGCCGGCGGCCTTGCAATCACATTTGGTAAGGTTGGCGCGGGCATCGGGCTTGTTGTGTCCGGCGCGGCGCTGATTATTACGGCGTTCAAGGATATTGTTACCAATGGCGCAAATCTGCAAAATACCTTGATGTTGATTGCGGGCATTCTGGCGACTGGAATCGGATTCACATTTTTAACAAAAAGCGTTCTTCCTCTTGCGATTGCCGGAATTGCAGCCATTCTCGTGGCAATGATGAAACTGACCGGGAACTTGGAAGAGTTTGCGAAAAATCTGAAAGATAACATCCTCGGCGGAATCATTCAGTTTATTAAAGGCGTATTTACTGGTGATCTCAAGATGGCTCTTGATGGGGTGAAAAAAGTGGCAAAGGGGATCGTCAACGGCATTCTGATTATTGTTGAAAGTTTTATCAACAATATTATCCGAGGGTTGAATTGGCTTATCGCAAAAATCAATTCTATTAGCCTCAAAGTTCCGGACTGGGTTCCGGGAGTTGGCGGAAAGGGCTGGTCACCTCATATTGGGCAAATGCCCAGCATTACTTTGCCGCGTTTGGCGACCGGAGCGGTTATCCCCCCCAACAAAGAATTTCTCGCTGTACTGGGCGACCAGAAGAGCGGAACGAACGTCGAAGCGCCGCTTTCGACCATCAAGCAGGCCGTTATGGAGGCGATGGCACAGGGTAGCCGCGAGCCCATCAACGTGAACCTCGTTGTGGATGGTAAGACGCTTGCCCGCGTGGTCGTCCCCAACATCAACAACATGACACGCGCAGCGGGTAAGCCCGTGCTGCTGTACTAAGGAGGGGCAAACATGGAAGTCCTTATTATCAACGGCACGGATTATTCGTCCGCAATCGCAACGAAAGGGTACGGGTGGAGCAGAAACGACCTTGACAGCGACAAGACCACCCGTACCAAAGATGGCAAGATGCGGCGCGACAAGATCACCACAAAACGGAAGCTGAGCTATACGACACGCTCCATCCCGCGGGATATGTTGGCAAAGCTTGATGACGACCTCAACAAAACGACCTGCACCGTAAAGTATCTTGACTTGCATGGTGTGCGCACAAGCACATTTTATTGCTCGTCGATGGAATGCACGCTTGAAGAAGCGGCAGATGATAACGAGGTGTGGGGCGGCGCGACGTTTAATTTGATCGAGGTGTAACATGGGGCAGACAACAAGTGCACTGTGGCATGATTTGCTCCACAAGCCCGGGACGGAGCGCGAATTCAAATTTGTCATCAACGACGTAGAGTACGGAAAAGATGCAGAGGTTTCCCACTCCGTTGAATCGCAGTTGTTTGAGGAGTTCGGGATTGGCAATGCCTGTTGCGCGACGTTAAAACTTGCAGTCATTGCAGACAATATCCCGCGCGCCGCAACGATCAAGCGTTATCTCAGGCTTGTTAATGGCAGTCAGGCGACAGACTGGATCCCCAAAGGTGTGTTTTTTACCAACCGCCGTTCCTGCGATGGAGACTATTGGGAAATTGAAGCATACGACGCTATGAGAAAGGCTGACGTTGTGTGGGAGCCAGACCAGTCGCTTAACTTCCCGATGACTATGCCTGACGCTGTAAACATCTTTTGCCAGCTGATGGGCGTGGAGCTGGACAGCCGCACAGTGCTCAACAGCTCGTATACCATCGATTATCCCGCAAATGATTACACCATCCGGAATGAGCTATGTTTTATCGCAGCGGCGCACGGAGGGAACTGGATTATCACCGATGCGGGGAAACTGCTGCTTATTCCGCTGTTGTCCATGCCTGCTGAGACGAACTATCTTATTACAGAAGCGGGCAACGCTATCACATTTGGAGGGGTGAGGATTCTTGTCTGATAAATATTACGTCGGTGGCGACATTACAAGCTTTGCCGACAATGGCAAGTATAAGCCTATTTCCCGTGTGACGTTGCTTGTGGACGACGAAAATAGCCTGACGGCGGGCGATGATACCGGCATGGAAGTCATTGCAAGTTGCCCACACGCTACGCAGCCAATGGTAAACGCCTTATTACAAGCTATGAAAGGCTACCGGTATCAGGCTTACGAAGCAGGCGCAGCAAACATCGATCCAGCGGCAGAGCTGGGCGACGGCGTGACGGTTGGTGGCATTTATTCGCCGCTGTCTAAACTCTCTGATGATGGGCGCGGATATGCGGGCATTTCTTCCCCCGGAGAAGCGGAGATGGAAGACGAATATCCGGCTGAGGGGTACATCACACAGGAATTCAACCGTAAGATTGCCGAGACACGAACAACGATCACCAAGACCAGCGAGGAGATCATGCTCAAGGTCGAGGGCATCGACGGCAAGTACACTGAGGTCAAAACCACGCTGGACGGCCTGACGGTGACGGACGCGAGCGGCACGACCAAGATCAACGGCAGCAGCATCAAGACGGATAATCTGTACGTCGATGCGGCGAATATCAAGGGTACGCTGACAGCCGACCAAATCCAGACCGGCAGCATCCGCGTCGGCGATCTCAAGGACGGCTCGAATTATGCTACGAAGACCTACGTCGACAACAACGCGGGCCTGAGCGCAAGCGAGGTCGACAATGCAATCGCGACGTACATTGACAGCACTTCTATCACAGCGCAGAAGTTGCGCGGCCAGACGGTGGAACTCCTGGCAAACAGCAATACCAAAGTGGGCGAACTTTCGCTCGTCGAGACGAACGTTGACTATGGTATCGGCATTAAAACCCTCTATGGCGGTATCAAGCTGGAATCGGCGACTAACGTATACCTAAAAGCCAGCGGTCCCTACGGTGGATTTATCACGCTGTCCAACAACATTGTGTCGCTCGGCGGCGGCGAGCTGTATATCGGTAGCCAGATGTACGGAAATATCTTACCGGCCGGTAACTGGGGGAAACTGTTTTTCCTTCGTCAGTGAGGTGACGCATGGCAAGTTTTAGTGTTAGCGTTACGGCGACGGGGTCAACGACAGCTGTCCTCAACGGCACGTTTTACGGAGACAGCTACCATAATCGAGCGCGTGCGATCTACGTGACCGGCATTCTGGGCTACGGGTATTACTTGACCTCGAACGAGGATTCCGGCGCGAACAACACGTTTACGGATTCGTTCGACGGACTTACCCCCGGCAAAACCTACGATTGGGAGGCAGTGCTCTGCTATTGGGACACCAACCTCAATCAATGGGTGGAGACCAGCTATTCCGACAGCGGATCGTTTACCACAGAGGGCGGCACTACGGGCGGCGCGGTGTACATCTACACGGATATGTGGCGAGCGTATACGCCGTACATCTACACGGACATGTGGAGACCCTACAACGCAGAAATCTACACCGACTCTTGGTGGGAGTCGGGATAAGGAGGAACTATGAAAAAGCAGGCAATGCAGATCCTTGACAGCGCATTTAATACGCTGTCTTTGGTGATGATCTCCGCGAACGACGCGGAGAAGATGGCAAAGGTCAAGGGAGAGCTGCGGCAGGCATATGCGATCCTCGAGCGGCTCGACCATCAGGCGGCGCACGTACCCGCAGAGCCGCCCGCGAAAGCTGCCGAGACGGAAAGCGAGGTAACAGATGGCTGATAAAGCAATTTCCGACCTCACTCAAGCAACACAAATCACCAACGAAGATCTTTTTGTTTTGCAGCAGGGCGGCACAGCGAAAAAGCTCAAAGGCGCAACGCTGCTGGACTTCGTCACGCTGAGCGTTGTATCGGTCACGGTGACAACACTGCCCGCAGGAAGTTTGGCAACGGCGACCTACGATAAGTCGACTGGTACGCTGGCGCTTGGCATCCCGCAGGGCAGCAAGGGCGACACCGGTGCGACAGGTGCGACGGGTGCGACCGGTCCGCAGGGTAAACAAGGCATACAAGGTGAGACCGGTGCAACAGGCGCGACCGGCCCCCAAGGCCCCGCAGGCCCCGCAAACGTGCTGACCATCGGCTCGGTCACGTCCGGCAAGGTGGCGAGCGCGACCATTACCGGAGAAGCCCCAAATCAGGTGCTCAACCTTGTGCTCGAAAAGGGTGACAAGGGTGAAACCGGCGAAAAAGGTGCAACAGGCGACACCGGCCCACAGGGTGAACAGGGCATCCAAGGTCCGCAGGGCAGCCCCGGCACGGATGCTCCCACAATTACCGGTATTACCATCCGGCAGAGCGACTATCACCTTATCGTGACGCTGTCGAACGGCACGAGCTATGACGCAGGCTATTGCCGTGGCGCTTCTGGTGCTGGTACGGGTGACATGCTGGCCTCAGTGTATGACCCTCAAAACAAGCACCAGGACATCTTTTCATACATTGACAACGCTATCAAGGACGTCAAGGTAACTACCGACGCAACGCCTACGCAGGGCAGCGCGAACCCCGTACAGTCCGGCGGCGTGTACTCGGCGCTCGTCAATAAGCTGGACAAGACCGGCGACGGCAGTAATGTCACGGCGGCTTTCACGGCAGCGAGAACCCGCGCAAATATTGCGACGGGTGAAAAGCTCTCCGTGCTGTTCGGCAAAATCGCGAAGTGGTTCGCCGACCTCGGCACTCTGGCTTTTAAGTCCACGGTGGCAAAATCCGACCTTGCAAGCGACGTGCAGGCGAGTTTGGGCAAGGCTGACAGTGCCTTGCAGAGTGCGCCGGTTACAAGCGTCAACAGTAAGACAGGCGCGGTGAGCCTTGCAAAGGGAGATGTAGGCCTCGGCAATGTGGACAACGTCAAGCAGTACAGTAAGAACAATCCGCCACCGTATCCTGTCACGTCGGTCAATGGTAAGACGGGCGCGGTCACGGTCAGTGTTCCAACAGTTCCATCCACGACCAACATTCTCAAGGGCAACGGCTCAGGCGGGCTGGTGGCGGCGACGCGCGGCAGCGACTATATCGCATCCGGCAACATTGTCAAGCAGACACTCGTGAGCACGGAGACCACGCCCACCGAGGACTACGCGATCAACTGGGTGTACGGCTAAGGAGGCGGAAATGGCTACATTTACTGTAGAGATAACGCCGGATTCTAGCAACGGGACTATCGCCCACGCAGTCGGAAAGTTTTCCGGAGGGTCAAGCAGCTATAAAGGTCAGCGGCGCATGGACGTTGCCGTCAGCGGCGTCGGGACATTTTCTGCGTTATCGCCGGAGACAAGCGGCGGCGAAAACACTTTTTCTCTCGACATCACGGGACTGACGCCGGGGACAACGTACAACTGGAGCGCGTCACTTTACTACAAAAATACGTCCGGGGGTTGGGTGACAGCAGGATCGCAGTATGATAGAACTGGGAGCTTTACGACGAAAAGCGGAGCAGCCGCGGCGCACAAAACGATCATCAATGGCACTGCTTACGAAGTGAAGGGCGGGAAGTGCATGGTAAACGGCACGGTGTACAACATCCTCAAGGGCCGGACGCTTATCGGCGGGACGGGGTATGACATCACGTTCCCGAGCGCGGGGACGAAGCTGTCGGCGCTGGGCGTCGGGCAATCGGTGTTCACGAACGTCAGCGGTGTGAAGAAGGAATTCTTGGTCGTCCATCAGGGCTTGCCGAGCAGCTTGTATGACAGCAGCTGCGACGGAACATGGCTGTTAATGAAGGACATCTACGAGATGCGACAGTGGAACAGTAATTCTGAATTATTGTACGAAAATAGCTCTATCCACTCCTATCTAAACAGCACGTTCCTGAGCCTGTTTGATGCCAACATTCAGAGCGCAATTAAACAGGCGAAGATTCCGTATCTCAAAGGCGGAAAAGGCGGAAGTGTGCAGAGCGGCGCAAATGGACTGTCCTGCAAGGTGTTTCTTCTTGGAGGTTATGAACTCAACTTTAGAAATATATTTCCGGCGGATGGCGCGGGTTTAGACGGATTCGCAGAGAGCATCATCAATAACCCTGCCTACCTTGCCACTTATAACGGAACCCTCACCAAGTGGTGGCTCCGATCCATAACCACTTTGGACATTAATTATGCAGGATTAGTAAGAGGGTATGCCTACGATAGTGCATCCGTAACAGAGAGCAACGGCATCCGCCCCTGCATCATCCTCCCGTCCGACGCCCTCGTGAACGAAGAATTCGAACTTATCGCTTAAAGGAGTGAAACTATGGCAATCTACATCAAAGTCAACAACACTGAATATCCCGCAGCGGTCAGCGGTGCAAACAACGACCGCATGTGGGACGGACGCGACACAAAGACCATCCACCTCGCCATGACCCACGACGAGGCGGCGGCGCTGCTGCCTGATAACACCCCGTGGAGCATCGTCCAGCGCGACACCGTACCCAAGTACGATTCGGACGGCCAGCCCACGGGCGAGACCGAAGAAGTCGTCAACGAGTGGGACAACAGCGCGTACAGCCTGAGCGGGGCCATTACCGACCACCGCGACGGCACAGTATCTATCAAGATGGGCAAGCCCACGGAAGAGGAAAGCGCCAAAGCGACCGTCACCGCCCTTGCGGGCGCGCCGGTCACATACGCCCGCGCGGTGGAGCTGCGCCCCATCATCGAGCAGGCGGCGGTCAGCCTGAGCGACGGCGAGGCGGCGAGCGTGCCGGAACTCATCACAGCATGGGCGTACCCCGTTGATTACGCCGAGGGCGACCGCAGGAGCTACGGCGGCAAGGTGTACAAGTGCCGTCAGGCGCACACCTCGCAGGAGGGCTGGAAGCCGAGCACAACGCCCGCGCTCTGGGTCGTGATCGACGTTGCGCACGCGGGCACGCAGGATGACCCCATCCCCGCAAGCCGCGGCATGGAGTACGAGTATGGCAAGTACTACCTCGATAGCGAGGACGGCAAGACGTACCTCTGCGAGCGTATCGGTGAGCAGTCCGGTAACAAAATCACTCTCCAGTATCTGCCGCACGAGTTGGTAGGGAACTATTTCACGGCGGTCTAAGACCGCAGAAAGGGAGCGGGATATGGATAATGCAAAGCACTAC